TATGATGTACGTTACACTAGAGCCGGTTGATAACGGTGTGATGAAGATTATCGAAGATGATAACATCAATGCAGCCGGTGAGAAATATGAAGCTAAAATAGCATACGACTTGGAAAATGGCGGTCTCGAAAGAACCGCCCAATTTTTTAACGATCTAATCTTAGATTTAGGAATAGATGTAGGATCTGAAGAAGATCGAAATAAATTAGAAATAAAAATAAGCTGGGGAGCTAATTATAAGCCTAAACAAGAAGAGTTAAAAGTTAAAGTTGCTCAGCTTGAAAAGGAATTAGCATACTACAAAGCTCTGCAAACTAAATAATGTCTTTAAAAATTGATTATGTATGGTGTAATTCAAAAAGTGATTTCGTATGGTATACTAAGTCCTTTGAATACTCTGTCGTTGTAAACTACATCGACATCATAGTTAATTTGGTAAAGTCGGACATTATGAATGCTGAGCCTCCTTCAGCGGTAGTTAATCTTTACATCAGAAAAAAGATTACAAAAATCATGGAAGATTCTAAATCGCAAGAATCTCCTAAATTTGCATATTTCATTAAAGAATTAGAAGAAGACATCGTTGAAGGTGTCTTCTCTCTAGTTTTTGAATTAGCACAATTTACAGAAATAGAACACTCCAATAATTTAATCATAGTTAATCATGATGGTACTATAGATAAAAATCTATTAGCTCGTTTTGATTCAGTTAAATTTGTAAACAAATGATAAAACACAAATTGTTCTCCAGAGGAGAATATGTATATGCTTTATTATCAGACGCTCAGAACCCGGAATATATGTTCGTGGTTAAAGGTCTTGTTTACGATACCAAATATGATGACATTAGTCCATTATACCAATTAAAAATCATCGAGTTCTTTGATGATATAGATTTTCTTAAACGCTTCTTTTTTCAATCTAGTTTCAAGAAAGATCTTAATGCTAGTAAATATACCCGAATCAATCTTAAAAGAGAACTTTATAAAACTCGCGAAGATCTTCTACAAGCGGTTGGTGGTCCAAACTGGAAAAGCTATCTGGTTGTAGTAGATTCAATCTATTGTACAAGCACACAACATGAGATCTTTGAGCTACTCAGGAAGCTTCAAGACTTTATGATTGAGAAACGTTTAAAAGAAATATATGAGCTGTCCAATCGCTTTACATACAAAAATGGACAATACTACTTTCAAACACGTGGTCTTTATGAAATAGCCCTTAAAAACTTTTTAGGTGATAAATTACCAAAAGACAAAGACTATTTTGATAAATTACTCTATAGACCTAAGAGCATAGAGCTCGACAAAATATGATAACATAATATCTCCAAGATATATAACCCAAACCAATAAAAATATTTTATTCTAGATGGGTTCACCAATGATTGTCGATGTTAATGCATTAAAACAAGCTGTTTCTGCTTATAATCCTGAAACGGGAGATTCTTCTCCTATTGCTGGTGCTAAAAATGCGTTAAGTGAAGGTGGTTATGCTTCAGTTGCGGGATTAACAAATAATGCAAATGCAATTACTCAAATGGCAGGTTCAAGTGATTCTATTGTTAGAACACAGCAATGGGCTCAAAATGCTTATTCTAAGATGGCAGAGCCAATGCCGTATGAGCTAGAAGATAGAAAACTAGATGCAAATGGTAAACCTATTCCAGGTATATTGTCAAAAATTGATAAGTCAGCTCCATATTCTATAATTAATAAATGGTCATTAATATCTTATAAAGGTAAAATATTAGATGCTAAACCAACCAAAGGTGAAGATGAACCTGGACCTACATGGGGAGCTGCTAAAGAGTTATATACTAAACCATTATATACAGCTGAATCTGATGAATTAAATCCAACTGCATCGACTATTATTAGAAAATGTAGAGAGCATAATTCTATTTCTTATCAATATACTTCAGGAGATTTTGCTTATTGTACTTATTATGGTAAAATACCAAATAATTATATGTTAACTCTTAGAAGATTTCCAACTCCATGTGAAGATGATATTATTAATTCAACTTCTCTGGATGGTACTGGTAAAGTTGTAAAAAAGGAACAGGGTGATATAGCTAGAGCTATCACATGGATGAGTGAAGTTACTGAGAATAAAATGGAAGAAATCCTAAAATTTAATGCAGGATTTAATTGGGATGATTTAGAATCTGAAGTTCAAACTATTACGCCAAATCAACCTGATAGAGGTACTGTTGGTAGCTTTATTAATAGTTCACCTTTTTTATCTAATATTGAGAATACAGCAAAGGGTATAAGTCCAGCGCAAGCGGCAACAGTTGAAGCACATGGATCTGGTTGGGATCCTATGAAAGATACATTTCCTAATCACGCATTTGGACCATATAACGTTATTAAAAATGTTAGAGTTAGAAAAGAAGGTTTAACATTTGAACAAGATATTAAGCTTACATTTCATTATGATTTAAGAGCAATTGGAAAAGTTGATCCTAAATTAGCTATGTTAGACGTTTTAGCTAATATGCTAGTTTTAACATACAATAATGCACCATTCTGGGGAGGAGCTACAAGATATACATCAAGCGGTACTGTTAAAAAACCATTTGGTGATATGAGTAAATTATATGGTGGTGATATTGCTGGATATTTTAGTGGATTAGCAACATCTTTTACAGAAGGATTCAATAGCTTATTCAAAGGTGGAGCATTAGAAGCACTTAAAAAGATTGGTGGAAATTTATTAGGTGGTTCAATGATGAATTTATTTGGTAAACCAAGTGGTACTGAAGCAGCAAGAGCTTTTTTAACAGGTGATTCTACTGGAGCGTGGCATTTAACAGTCGGAAATCCATTAAATCCTATTGCCGTTATTGGAAATTTAACGTGTACGGATGCTGAATATACAATGGATGGTCCATTAGGTTATGAAGATTTTCCTAGTAAATTAAAAGTTACAATATCTCTTAAGCCAGGTAGATATAGAGATAAAGGTGATATTGAATCAATGTTTAATGCAGGTAGAGGTAGAATTTATTTGACACCAAAAGAAGGAATAAATACAGATAAGGAAACTGTTGTTGATGCATACGGTAAAAAATATGCTCAAAAGGGTGATAATAAATCTAAGGGTCGTGGAGCTACTGGAGCAAGAGGTGGAGCTGCAACAGGTGGAGGTACTTATGATGATGAAGTTACAATCGTTGAAGACACTGAAAAGAGTCTAGACTTTTACCAAAAAATGAAAGATTTCGCTAACGGATAATGAATACAGAAGTAATATCAACTAAAAGAATTGTTAATGGTAAAGCCATTATGGTGGAACCTACTATGATATTCGTTAGGAATATTAAGGTAGTTAAATATCATTTAGTATCGGAAGATGATGCTATGCGAATTGATAAAATTTGTAAGCTATATTATGGTAATGTTAATAACATAGATCGCATTTTAAAATGGAATGGAATTTCTAACCCATTTTTAATTGCACCTGGTATGATTTTAGAAATTCCAGATCTTAGAGGTCAAACTTTAAAATGGATGAAACCTAATTCTAAAGAAAATCCAATTAGACAACAATTCTTAGATGCTAAACGCATGAACAAAGAAGATAAAACTAGAGTTGAATTCTTAAAAAATAGATCTGCTAGTAAACCTAATGGTAGTAAAGAAAATTTACCTCCAAATGTTATAAAATCCGGTGAAACAGATGTTGTAATTAAAGGTGATGTTATATCTTTACAACCGTCTGATATGAATACCGGAATAAATGTAGTTGGTGACTCATTAATTGTTAATGATAATATGTCCCCTAAGCAAATTAAGAATGCTTATATAAAAAATACTTTAATTGATAAGAAAAATCTTAGTAAATAATGTCTGTATCAAGTAATATATTAACAGTAATAGATCCTAAATTAGTTCTTGATGAAGTTCAAATCAAGAATATGGCTGAAGATGAGGGTGCGGGACCTAAACAAATTCCAAGTAAACGTGTTGGCGATATTATACCAATGGTTAATATTAATGGATATGTGTTAAATGATGAAGATTTAATTAAATTTGAATTAGAATTAACAGATGATGTACCAAAATTATATATTGTTTTTCAAGATACCGCAAATCATTTTACTATTGATAATTATCCAAGAGATGGCGCACTTATAAATGTTAGAATAGCTTCTAAAAATCCAACAACTTATAAATCATTAAGAATGGATTTTGATATTATGGATATTTATGCTGATCCTGTATTTCCAGAAATGCAAACTCCAATTTATAGAATTACTGGTATTTGTAGTATTCCAGGTTTATTTAGTGAAGATTGTAAAAGTTTTGGAGAGGGTACAAGCTTAGATCATTTAGAAGCAATAGCAAATGATCTAAAAATTGGATTAGCAACTAATATTACTGCCCCTAAAGATTCTATGAAAAGAATTCTTCCATATTCTAGCAGAATAAATTTTATTAAAGATACTGTTGATTCTTCTTATATTGGCGAGGAATCATTTCAAACTTTTCATATTGATCAATATTATTATTTAAATTATATTGATGTGAATGCTCAATTTAATATTAAAGCTGATTTTGAAGATGCATTTACAACATTTCTACAAGATGTTAGTGTCGATATTAAAAAATCAAATACCGATGATATGTTAGGTAAATTATTATTGACTAATAATTTGAATCTTAAAGGTATGTCTAATCATATTCAATCTTATACTGTATTAAATAATTCTGCTAAAATAGTTCAAAGACAAGGTTATTTTAAAGATGTTCAATATCATGATGAAGGAGATCAAGAAAAGAAATTAAGAGAATTTAAACTTCAAACTTTAGTTACTAAAGATATAAAGGATATTGAAAGTCCTTTGAGAGGTAGATATGGTTCTGTTGGTAAAGCTAGATATGAATTAGAAAAGAAACATAAATATTTAGGAAGACAATTTTATAGTGATGATTTAAAATCAAAAAATAGTCATTTAAATTATAATTATGGAGCTGTTCAAAACATAATTAATATTGCTGAATTAGAAAAGATGCAATTAGTAGTTGAATTAGGTACTAATGATAATGCTTTTTATAGATTTCAAAAAGTTCCTGTAATTATTTATGAGCATAATGCTTCACAACAAAGTCTTGTTAAATTAAAAGAAGAAAGACTTAAAGAAGTTGGAATGGAAGATGGGCATTTCGATGGAGGTAAACCCGAAGAGGAAGAAGCAAATAACCAAAATCCAAGTGCTAAAAATGTTCCTAAAATAAATGATTTATTAAGTGGGAATTATTTAATTGGAAAGATAATCTACAAATATACTAAAGAAACAGGTATAAGACAGACTTTACATTTACTTAGAAGAGAATGGCCAGTATCGTTGAATCAATTACCCGGTGCAAAAAAACAATAAGAGATGAATAATAAATATATTAATGACTTTAGAAAAGGTCAAAAAAAGAATAAGTATATTCAAGATCCTACTTATTTAACTTTCTTCTTTCAATTTGTATATGATGATGGTAATATGTCACCATTATTAGCAGATGCGCTGTCAGATAATCCAGCTGTTGGTACTGCTGCTTATTATCTTAAGAATTATATCAAAGATGAGGGACGTGCTAATTCGTTAAAAGAATTTGCTAAAACTCTAAGATTAATTAATAGTCAAATGCCATGGTTTTGGCAAACTTTATCAGGAGCTGAAAACTTTCTTAATTATAATATCAATGAACCATATAGAGGTGGTGATGATGCTAAATTAACTATAGGTTGCTTAGAAAGTTTAAACTTAATGGTTTCTGGTATGATGGATTTATACAGAGATGCAATGTGGGATGAAGAAAGATGGTGTTGGGTAGTTCCTGACAATCTTAGAAAGTTTACGATGATTGTTTATGTTTCTGAAATTAGAAAGATTCAAACTACTTCAGCTAATGGATCTGTTTCAAGTTTTTTACAAACAGCTTTTGGTGTAAATAAGAAAAATGATGCAGTGACTGGTGATAATTTGCCATTCTTTGCATTTAGAGTTAGTTTAGCTGAATTTGCTTTAACTTCTGGAAAAGATATATTTGCAGACTTAAGCTCTACAAATAATGTTTCACCAATGCCTATTATTGAAATCTCTTATGAAAGAATTCATACGTATGATGCTAAATATTTAAATGGTATCATGGACAAGCAAGTTGGATTAGAAGATAAAAAAGCTGGAAGTGGATTCCCAGGTCCTTTAGGAGATCTTGTTGGTCAAGCTGCTGATGCAGTATCTGGTATAGGTGATGACCTTTCTGGATTTGTTGATAGTGCTATTGCTAGAGGATCAAATCAAGTGCAAAATATGGTTAATGGTTTAACTGCTAATGTATTTATGGGAAATGTATATAGCGATGCTCGTACTATCAGAGACGTACTTAGACAAGGATCTATTAATTCAATCGCTAATTTAATTAATGATAAAAATAATGCTCCATCAAAACCTAAAACAGATTTAGGAAATGCTTACGACTAATAAATTTAAATACATAGTATATGGAAACCATTAGAGAATTAGGAAATGATTATCTAAAGTCAACTCATTGGTTAGGTGAAGTCGTAGACAACAAAGACCCTGAGTTTCTCGGCAGATGCAAAGTGAAAATTTACGGTAAGTTTGATTTATTAGCTACTGCAGATATTCCCTGGGCCTTTCCTATGAATAGATCTAATCCTGGTCAACATTCTGTACCAAGAATCGGAGATATAGTAGCTGCTAGATTTGATAATGGTAATATTTATATGCCAGAATACTGGGTTCATGTTGAGCAGAATAAAAATCTTAAGGATGATATTTTAAAATCAGCTTCTGAACCACATAATGTAGTATCATTAGTCTATGATGCTGAAAGAAATATTAGAATTTATTGGTCAAAAGAAGATGGTCTTGTAATTTCAACAGGAACAACTAAGGATAAATCTCCCATGATTCGTTTTGATGATAAGGGAGATATTTTAATCAATGCCGATAACATTTATATGTCAACATCTAAGACTGATAAGAGTGAACCTGCAGTAAATGGTGAAACTCTTTATAAGACTCTTAAAAAGTTTATGGAAGAATTTAATAAGCATACACACCCAACTCCAGCTGGACCAAGCAGTCCTCCATTACCTACTAGCGTGATAGTTGTAAAAGGTGAATTAAGTAAGCTAGTTAAGATCAAACACAAAAAGTAATCGGATATATAACTCATCACTTCTAAAATAAAATAAATGACACAAAAAAATCAAGTCAATTCTAAGACACCAAAAGTTAGAATCGGCGAAAAGAAAAACGAGACGATCAGTTTAGAAAGTCTAGTAACAATCAAACCATCTCAAAAAGTTGTAGACTTAGATGCTCACAACAAAGACGAAGCATGGTATCTTCCTAACGGTGAATTCAATTGGGACGCTTATGAAAACGAAGCAAAACCAAAAAGAACCGTAAATCCCCACATTAAATTAAAAAATCCAAATGACAAAGTATTTTCTCATGCGTCGTACGCACAAGAATTATACGACATGATGTTTGGTCGTTCAGCTAATAGTTTTGCTGACAAGTTTGTTGTTGAAGTTGGTAAAGTTTACGAAGGTAAAGTTTATGGTATTTCAAGTAATTGGATGAGTATCGATGTTGATTACAGAGAATTAGTCTATGTTAACATTGAAAAAGAGATTGCTAATGATTTAAAACCAGGAGATAAAACTTCAGTTAAAATTGTTAGAGACAGAAGCAAAGGTGAAGACTTTGTTGTAGGTTCAATTGAAGAAGGTGTTAAACATGCTATCTTTGAAGAGTTAATGAGTAATATTGACAACAATATCGCTTATGCTGGTCGAGTTAAACAAATGATTCCTGAGGGTGGTTACATCGTAACTATTAATGGTATTGATTGCTTTATGCCAGGATCTTTAGCCGGTATGAATAAATTACATGACTTTAGTTCTATTGTTGGAACTGATATGTATGTAGTTCCTATTTCATTCTCAGCTGAAAGAGGTACAGTAGTTGTTTCTCATAGAGCTTACTTAAAAGCAATGGTTCCTTCAATCCTTGAAGATCTTAGAAATGCAAAAGATGAAGTTATTACAGGTTTTGTTACTGGTAGTGCTAAATTCGGTGTATTCTGTGAATTCAATGGTTGTTTAACTGGTATGATCCACATCAATGATTTGGATGAAGTACATGCTGCTAAGTTAAGAAAGCATGAAATTAATCCAGGAGATCCTATTGAGTTTAAAGTAAAAGAAATCATTTCTGATACTAAGATTACATTAACTCAGTTGATTCATAACGATCCTTGGAATGGTATTACAGAAAGATACAAGATTCCTGCAAGAGTAACTGGTACTGTGAAGTCTATTAAAGACTACGGTATGTTTGTTGCAATCGAAGAAGGTGTTATTGGTTTATTACACGTAAGTGAATTGCCAGAAGGTGCTATTAAAGATTATGCAAAGAATCAAGAAGTTCAAGTAGAAATCTCAAGAATTGAAGAAATTACTAAAAAAGTATTCTTAAAACTTATTTCTTAATCGATGTTTAAAAGGGGGTGATATATACTTGAAAGATAGTATTATAATCTCTAAATATGTTAAACATCCATAACAAAGACATTCTCTTTAAAGCCTTGATCGGCTTCGAGTTCGAATTCTTTTCAAATTACGACCTAGACGAGGCAGTTAAACAACTTAAGTCTCTTCTGGGTCGTGATATTTATGTAGGTACCAAAGCACATAGTGAATTTCAACCTACAGATAAAAAGTTTAAAGTTGAACCTGATATGTCAGGTGGTAAGAACATGCTTGAATTGGTGACTGGTGCTTTACCATACCAAGATGCTAGAATGGTTCTTATTAAAGTGCTTACTTATATAAAAGAGCACGGTTATACAACTGACCGATCTGCTATTCACATTAACTGTTCGTTTGACACTAAACAAACAGGTGATCCATACAGAATTAAGAAGATGAACGTATTAAAGTTTATTCTTGACTTTAATGAATCACAAGTTTATAAGTTCTTCCCAAATAGAGAAAATTCAGTGTATGCTAAATCCATTAAATGGATCTTACCAAGAGCTGAAAACTTCTACTTTGATGGAAACACAATTTCACAGATGAATTTTGAGTATCCAATGTCTAAATATTATGGCATTAATTTTTCTAAAGCAGAAAAGGGCTACTTAGAATTTCGTTATTTAGGTGGTAAAGATTATCAAGACAGAACTACAGATCTTTTACACTTAACAGATGTGTTCCTATTACAAATGTGGAATGCCACTGAAAATCCTGGATTTACACCTAATAATAAACTTGAATTAAAAAGAATTCTTGAGTTAAACAAAAACGTAATTGAAGGTCGAAAAGACTGGAGAAAATTGTTTACTAATGACAATGATATTAAGTTAACTATTGACATGGATGACAGTGATGTTATTGTTGATATGTATTGGCCACAAATCAGAGATCGAGTAATTAAATTATTTACTCATGGTGGAATTGAAGGCGGTAGAATTAATTACGATACTGATGCTGGTAAAATTCAAATTAAAAGTGCATTTATGAAAATGTGTTTTGAACTTGAAGTTTATGAGTTTGTAGATTGTAAAATTAGAGGATCTATTCTTAGTAGTGATTTCTACAATTGTGAAATAGAAGGATCTGATATTAAATTTTGTGCTTTGTTTCAAGGCACTAATGTAAAAGAAAGTAAGCTTCAATCTTGTTATGTTTCTCAAAGTGTATTTGCTGAAAACTGTTATGTCTTTGGCATAGACGGTTATTTTGAAGGTCAAATGCAAGGTGGAATATTTAGAGAAGGAAGATATACACATAAAGCTGATTTCATGGATGTTGAAATCGTACAAAGCAAAAAAATAGAAATGCAATAAGATGACTGATATTACAGCAGGCGATTTAGAAGACATGGGTCTCCCTAGGGATTATGATCCAAACTGTTTAAACAATTTTATGATTGAATTGGCAGATGACATTACTGGAGCATGTATGATTCCAATGAATTTGCCTAAAAAAGAAATTTACAACATTATTCAAAGAGCTAAGAAATGGTTCTATAAGAATTATGAGTACTCTGTGCAAGAGAATTTCTTGGTTATTCCCGAGGAATATTTTAAAACAGCAATATACTTAAGTACTAGATCTTTAACTCTTCCTGGAGCGGCATTAGATGGCTCAGGAGCTGTCTTTGCAGTATACGGTGTTTATCCTGTAGGTTCTTATTATGGTGCTGGTACAGATGTTCGTTTTACTAAAGGTGACTTTAACATTGACCGTTTATTATTTGGTGGTATGTTAGGTCAAGGTACTTATGATATTAAGTCAGCTGAAAACTTACAATATTATGTAGTTCAACAAAGTTATTATGATATGGCTCGTCAGATCATTAACAATACAATTTCGTTTAACTATAGTAATTTGACTAGAAACTTAAAAATTATGGGTGAAACTCCAAAGAGTCACTTAATTTTAGAGGTTTACCAAACTATTCCAGATTGTGCATTATTTGAGGATGAAATCTTCTTTAGATATTGTTCAGCAAAAATTAAAGTTTCATTAGGGGCTAAATTGAGTATCTTTGATTACAATTTACCAGGTGATGTTAAACTTAATGCTGATGTTATCAAATCTATGGGTGAAGATGAATTAGAAAAAATTATAGAAGAAATCAAAGGCGACGAAGGCGTTGACTGGATGATGCATTCTTAATGAAATATATAGTAACATAGTATGGAACTTTACATAAGAACATTAGACGATCCAAATTTTGATCCAAAGAAATTGCAATCTCAAACAGAAATTGCACAACTTCTTACTCAGATCGAAACGATCCTTTTTACTTCAAGAGGAGATGTTCTTGGTGATCCATCTTTTGGTGCTAATTTAGAAGATTTGTTATATGAATTCAATTTAAATGAAGAAACAATTCAAGCTTCTATAGAAAGACAATTGGCTCATTATTGCCCGTTGGCTCAAAAATATAACACACAAGTTGTTGCAAAATTCTGGAAAGAAGGTCTTACAGTAATAGCAACAGTCGATGTCGTTATAAACAATCAATATGCTGTTAGGG